AAAATAAAACAAAGTAAGAAAAAAAAAAAAACAACAATCTCAACAGTAAAGCAAAAAAAATACACACGGGGTAATTATGAGCAATATAAACAAAGAGGTAAAAAAATGATAAAAGCTATATATATCAATACTTTCATCTTTTCTATTTTTGTTAATACCCTTATTTACAATCTATTTACAAAGTAACAATCTAATTAATCGAGGTCAGCAATAAAAACACAAAAAATCCTGACACAGGGATAGGGATAACAATATAAACAAAGTCTGAAATCTATATATATCAAGGATTCTATTGTAAATACCTTTATCTACAATCTATTTACAATCTAACAAACTAGCCAAGCTCCGAACATTACCCACTAAGCTCCGAACATTAAGCTGTTAAGCTCCGAACATTACCCACTAAGCTCCGAACATTAGGCAATAAAAAACCCCTGTAGTCCCTACAGGGGTTGGTTTTATCAGTTATCAATTATGATGTCAATTTCAAGTACCTTTTATTTTAGCAGTAAATAACTTTATTTACTGCTTTTTGCCTAATATCCCCCCATTAACTCGATTTGTTCCCCCTCTTTCTGTTTAGTGTCAAACAAATCCAATCGGGTTTGAAGATTCAACCAAAAATCAGGAGAGACTTGGAAGTATTTAGCAAGTCTTAAAGCGGTGCTAGGGGTAATCCCCCGGCGACGGTTGACAATTTCATTAATTCGCTGGTAAGGAACCCCAATCGCATCAGCGAGTTGACTCTGTGTGATGCCCATCGGCTTTAAAAATTCCTCGTTCAGCATTTCACCCGGATGGGTGGGTCTTCTATGGGTAGGTGTGCGAACCATGTTTATACTCCTTTATGTACCAGTTTTACTGCTTTTGCCTAATATCCCCCCATTAACTCGATTTGTTCCTCTAGGGTAGAGTTTTCGCAATTGAAACACGATAGACCCAGTTAACGTAAAAATTCGGCTGTAATTCCGTATTTATTTAACAAGGATTTTATCCGATTGCATTCTGGACTATTAAAGGCTATTGCTTTAGGTACACCAAATAAAACAGCTACAAGTTTAGCTTCAGGGATGCAGTCATGATAAGCAAGTAGCTGACCTAAGCAATCTTTATAATTTTTAAACGATTTAAACTCATAAATCGTAGTGTCGGTAAGTAGATCTATTCGTCCGTTAGCGGTAGAATGTTCTATTACTCCCCCATATTTTGATTGATAAGCCAATTGTATTTGCTTTTCTCTGTCACGGACTTTTAAAACCCTTGATTTATCTTTGTTAAAATTGTGTAAATTAAAACCACTGGTATCTAACCCTTGATGCTTGTAAATTGCCACTAAAGACTCAAATAGTTTTTGCGTTGGCGTCTGATTATAATCACTTAAAAGCATGGACGTAACAATATTAATAGGTATTAGCATTGATTGTTGTAGCCCGCCTGCTGTCTGGATTTGAGCATGATTTAAAACATCGGGTGTTACCACCTTTAAACGCCGTAAAATTGTTGTGTGTGTTTTTCCAGACATACGGGCATATCCTCGCACCGTAGCAAAGCTTTCGCCAGTCTCGGTATTGATAATCAGTTCGATACCATCTTGATCAAAACGCTGTAAACTAGAATCAGTCATGATTTACTGTGTAGTAGTAATTGTGGTTAGTCCCCCGTTAACGCGGGGGCGTATCAATATTATACCATATTTAGATGAGACCTAAAGAAATCCTTGTTTTGCGGACTCTTTACAATAAAGAATTATCAGGATTGCAGATAATTCAATCTATAGCTGATATTAAAGGTAAAAGCCTTGATATTGGCTTGTTTTACTCTGTATTCCAGAAATTAGAGGAAAAAGAACTCATTAAATCCCGATGGGGAACCGAGCGATCTAACGATAGAGGCGGTGCTAGAAAAAGATACTATCGGATTACCCAATCAGGGGAAAAAGCCCTTGCTGATATACAAGAATTTAATAATTCTCTTAATTGGGATTTTGTTTAATTAGTGTGGGGTCTAGGAGTCGAACTTAGTGTTTTAGGCTTATGAGGCCTATGTGGAAACCATTTCACTCACCCCGCTTTACTAGCATATCACACTTTCAATCAATGCGATAGATAATTTCGTTAGGATCGACCTTATAATAATCACAGATTGCTTCTAAGACAGTAATAGAGGGTAAGTGAGTCGGATCATTTGATAATCTATACCCCGTATTAAAGGATATGCCTACATCTTTAGCAAACTTGTAAATCGTAATACCTTTGTTCTCCGTAAATTCCTTGACCCTGTTTTTTAGTACCATTGTATTAGTTTTTGCACTCGATATATTTATTATAACTTTTTTTGGAATACCCCTTGACAATATTACAAGTATGATTGTAATATACAGATATAGAGAAAGACGACCACTCCCAAGTGCAAATTAGTGTGATCGCCTTTCCGTCAACCCTAGTAAAGGTCAAAGCCATGATACCATCCAATCGCGTTTCCGTCAAAGCCCCCATTACCTCTGGTGATTTCACTATGATCGCCCGAGGTCAAAAACACCGTGTATCCCTCGAAGTATGGGGAGAGGGTCAAATCACGACCCTCCGAGTCATTTGCCAGAAGACTGGGCGTGAATGGTTTTTCGATACCTTTAATGGGAAACTACGCCGTGGCTTTGATGCCGAGAAAAAAATCCCAGGTTGCGAATTACCTGAGATCGAATTTGAACCTGTGCGCTCTAGCGTTCCTTCGCAGTTACCTATTTTTGGTTACTCAGATTGGATAGAGTGTGCAGGACGACCTTACTTATTCCCCTCAAATGAGCCTGATGACGACTTCATTTATGAAGATACCGAGCCATCGGATTTAAGTCGGTACAGCGAGCCAATGTCTGATCCGATGACATGGCAAGAGTTTTAATATATCAGTTGTCAGTTATCAGTTATCAGCCAACAATTATTTAGGAGTCAAAAAAATGAAAGGTATTCGTATTGAAGGCATCTCTCCAAACACAGGCAAAGTTGCTCTTGTTGTTGATTCAAAACACATACTGACAGTTTTAACTATCTATGAAGATGTATTGCCTTGGCCAGCGTTTAAAAGCATTGAACAATACTATGTGATGTTTTATCCTGATTTAAATCTGCCTCCGATTATTACGGTGGCTGAGTTGTCACCAAAAATAAGACAATGGATTGATGAGCAGATCGCTGGACGGTTTGAAGATGGGTATGGTATTCCTGACTAAATAGCAGTTATTAGTTATCGGTAATCAGTTATCAGTAATCAGTTGTCAGCTAACAATTATTTAGGAGACTAAAATCATGAACAAACTAGAAAATCTTAGCAATTTTACGGGTACTGAAAACTATTACCGCAATAAAAATTACCCATTTGAGTACACTGACGGCATCAAGTATTTAGCAGAAAATGGAGGAGCTTACTGGTTGCTTGATGCCATTGCGTCATGGCAAAAAGAACTTGATTCAAGCCAGATTCAGTTTTGGATGCTGATAGTTAATGCCGATAACTCGGCAGTTCTTAGCTGCGAACAAGACGATGGACTTGTTGTAACTCAGCAGATACCATTTACCGATTTTCCTATTCCAGAGGTCACGCTTTGGTTGTATGACGGTGTTTTGTTGCTATCTAGTGAATATTAATTCTCAGTTATCAGTAATCAGTTATCAGATATCAGTAAAAAATTAGGAGTAAAAATTATGACAATAATAGACATAGGACAATTTCCTAAGATAAAATCGGAACCGCAAGAATTTAAGTTGGACTGGTACGAAACAAAGTTAATTTATCCGTTTCGATATTCAGAGGGCATTCACTATTTTATCCAAAAGGATCAAGGATGGATAATAGACGAAATTGCTAAATGGGTAAAGGAAAATCATTTTAAAGAAGATTTTCCCTCAATTATTGACTGGAAGTTAAAAGTAACCTATCAAAACTTTAGAGATCGTATTCCGTGGGAAAATCCAAGTCATTCAGCTACATTAACTTGCGAGAATCGTCAAGATGCCGTATTTAAATTTAGCTTTATGACAGTATTTCCAGAAACTGATATTGAGTTATATTACGACGGTGATCGTATAGATGAAGTTGACTTTTGTTTATTTGATATAGCTGATCCTTCTAAAACGGAATTAATGCTTGAAGAAGAATGGGTGTATTTACTTGGCGCTGCATCTTTTTTATTTGGTAGGTAATCAGTTACCAGTTATCAGTTAGTAATCCTCAACCAAACAAAAAAATGAAATCTTTGCATAAACTAGGTAAATACCATAATCTAGACAATCTAAGCAAAATAGCAAATAATCCTTGTTTTACTGTCAAATTTCCTATAAGACATAATTATGTGACACCTCTCTATGATATGTCCGATTACTCTCATGCTTTATGGGGGACGCTAGGAGTAGAATGGCACGTCGATGACATTAATGATGACAGAAAATACTCAATTATTTTAGTTATTGAAAGTGATCGTTATGAACTTTACGCATCCCCAGTAAATAATAAAAAAATAGAAAAACTCCTAAAAACAGATTACTTTAGTATTCCCAATAAACAAATAGATAATCTGTTAGTTCGCAGAAAAGACACTCAAAGACTAACAGTAAAAGCAGGAGATATTTTATTATTAGATATATCTTGTTTTCACAAGCTAGAAAATACAATAAAAACAAAAGACCCTTTTGTTTTTATTGCTTTAGACCTTGATTTTATCCCAAAAACTAAAGAGGCTATCAAAGTTGTCAATTATTTTGTTCACGATTTTTTACATAACGAAGATTAATTCATGACTAATACTATTGAGAACAGATTTACACCCGATTGGGTTTCTCCACCAGGAGAAACCCTTGCTGGCATCCTAAAGGAAAGAAAAATAACTAGAACTGAATTTGCCAATCGAATGGGGTTGCCAAAAAAGACTATCAATCAAATCATAAAAGGTAAAGCAGAAATTACTATCCGTATTGCCTACAAAATGGAGTTAGCTTTAGGCGTACCTTCTGCTCGTTTCTGGATAGAGCGTGAAAGACTTTACCGAGAATCCCTAGTAAATCAAATCGATTAGGATATTTTACAACTATTAACGAGGATTTATGGATTTGTATCTAATTAAAGATTCGGTCACGTCATTCAGTCTTCTTATCGCATCAAAATCCGAACCAGAGGCTATCTGGCATTGGTGTCGTTATTTTAGCAATAAAAATGACAACCCAGTCGAAATAGAACGCATTGATATTAGTACCTCTGGTATCGTTTGGCATTGTGGATGGACTAGCGACTAAAACCGCCCCTAAACCGATTAATGGGAATATTAGTAACAATCGCACTAATAACCTCCTCATGTCCCTGAAACTCATTTTCAAGAGAATAGAAAGCCCCTGATAAGCTATCCACAATATCGTTAGTCGGGGGTGTTTTTTTACTGCCATCAAAACCCTGACAAGCATTTAAAAATCGAGTATTCCATATCCCATCTCTCAAGATAAAGACTTGTCCTCTACTAGCCGCCGTTGCTACGGGTAAAGCCCTAGTGAGTTTATCCCCTTGAGGTGCGATAGCTCTAACATCATGGTTCGGGTGGTTTTCCCTAATTACATTAGTAATCGTATTTTCAACAAATTTACCGCTCGATCCCCCTTCCTGTTCCCATCTTACGGCTACGGTTCTACCATCTAATTCAGCAGTATTTTTGAGCATTAACTCCACTTCCCCGACCTTTTTCTGCTCACAGATATTATCAGCAATCACATAAGCAAATTCTTTAATCTCAGTTGAATCTGGCAGTGTATTTTTAATTCTTTGATACTTATAAACAAGAGTGCCACTGGTATAACAGTGATAGTTTTCAGCATTCTCTTTAGCAGTTGCCGCTAAATCCCAAAACCTCACCTTACCTATTAGTCTCCAATCATCGGGTACTTTATCGAGTATCTCAAACCAAGTCCGATCAAATACAGTGCCAGATTCATATTTAATCTTCCAATTACCCCTGAGAAGTCTTTCCCGCTCAATAGGATGTAAAGCGTAAAGGTTAGCCAAATAGGTAGGGTTAACTCTAATTAAAGCTGGATTATCAAAGATTGTAGCAGGAATAAAAGTAAAACTTTTGATCAGTTTATCTGGTGTAATATTTACATCTGTATCTGATAAAAACTTTTCTTTTTTATCATCAGGGATAATATCAAAAAGTTCATCTTTAAGACTAAACTTATCAATTAATTCTTGTTTACTGTCAGCCCAATGAACCGCGCCCCCTTGCCTAATAAAATATTTAACTATTCCCGCTCTTTCCTCGATAGCATACCCAGTTTTAGGGTCGATCCACCAAGAGATAAAACTAGCTACCCAAGAGTCAGCGTCAGGGTTACAAGTTGCTCTAACTGCTGGTTTAATCCCTGATACAGATCGGTTTCTAGAGAGAAGATAGAAAAACTGCTCTTCTGTAAAGTGAGTCAATTCATCAAAACCTATTTTTGCAATTTGCCCCCCTTGATAAACATAGACAGTTTTTTCGTATTGTAAATGCCTAAAAGCTATTTTTGATCCAGATGGAAATCGCCACCCCGGAGGTTTTTCGATAAAATTGCCTTTTATTGCCTGATAGATTTTTTGGCTTTCATCTATTAAACCGCCCGCTTGAGTAAATTCAGGGTAAGTCCGGCGAAAAATAACAGCCCGATAGTCAGGATTGCTGACAAATTCTTGACGGGCAAAATCGGCTAATAATGCGAAGCTATTATGCGTAACTATATAATCGTCTGTTAAATAAAGATGATTTGGATTACTAACAGTAATACAACGAGCGTAATCAATTTCAGTTGGTTCAATAGAAACAATTCTTTTACCCGGCCAACTTGATCCTCCATTGAATTGTCCAAGTATTTTCGCTCGTTTAACTTTACGCGGCAAACTAAAAAGTAATTCAAGATGATTTCCCTCAACAGCCACAACGTAAGCCGTACGACCATCTAAATGTTCCCCTTTGTATCTATATTTTGGTTGTCTTTCCGTAATCTTAGCCATATAACCCAAAGAACGAACCAAAGAAGCTACCTGAATAGCCAAATCTTTACTGGTTGTGCAATAGGAGACTTCTCTTTTTTTATCTCCAACAGTTCCATCTGTATCAAAAAGACCTTGAGCAAACGCATAACGAAAATCAAGAGATGCTGATAAATAGCCGTCGGGAAATACTTTTTCCCACGCTCTTTTTCCTTTATATTCATTGTTGCTTATCCAAGATTTAACCCATTGAACTTTTGTCGCATTGACGGATAAAACTTCTAAGCGGTCATCTTTTATTGGTGTTCGTGTTTTAACAGTAGCTTCTTTCCCTAAAATATCAACAAGTTTATCAGCAATAAACTTATCAGAAGTTGTTACGACAATTGAATCACTACAATAAGAACCATCACCTATTAAACAACCATAAAAATAGGCTCTGCCAGTATCAGACCTGTTGAGTGCCGTAAATTGCAATGGCGCGTTAATTGGAATAATAAATCGTCTTCCTTTACTAATTTCAGTAATCAACCAATTAGTATCCTTAACCCTTGCTCTTGTAATGTAATTAGTATTCCATCCTCGAGGTGTCAGATTCGACTCAATTCGATTAATCCCATTACTAGACTTCCTGCGGCTATTACGGCGAGATTCCCAAAAAGACCATAAATGATCACCACAGCATTCTGTACTTGTACCGTCTTCAAAAGAAACCCGATAAAATTGTTTGAATCCCTGTTCATGAATTTGGATGATTTCTTGATACTGGCCATCAGGATTCATAATCTTATCCCCGACTTTAAGATCAGAGAAGTCAATCCATTGACCACTCCATCCCAAGACCTTTGAATCTTTCATTTGCGATTCATTAAAACTACTATTATATGATAATAGTTTTTTCCCTAAAAGCGCATCCGCCATAGAAAGCATTTTATCTCGAATCGCTTTTCCTGTCTTGGATGCACGTCCTGCTTTTCCACTTCCTGCGCCTCCGCCATAGAAGATTACATCAGCATCAATTGTTCCAAATAAAGCTTGTTTTCCCTCTTGTAATTGAGGAAAAACAATTTCTTCTTTGGTGTTAACAAGTCGATATTTTTCGGTTGCTGTTTTTATCTTTGAGAGATTTTTATAAGATAGTTTCATCTTCTGAATTACCCTTATCTGTTGGCTGTCCTATTAAGTTCCCGTCAGGATCAATTGCTTTTAACCCATTTTTTTGTAAAATACTAATAGCATATTCTACAGTGTCAAGCCCTAATGCTTTTTCTACTATTTCAGTGACAGCTTTAGTCATAATTACAGCGTCTTTATGACTCCAATTGCCGTTAGGATCGTCCAGTGAACGATTGTTTATCTCCTCGCTTTTTTCGAGTGTTTTAAAAGCATTCTTTATGCTTTTATCTATTATTTGGTTTAGGATTTCATTTCTATAAGCCTCTTGATCTTGTATCTTTTTAAGCCAATACGCCTTAGCTCGATCCTCCCATCGATACATTTTATAAGCTAATTGCCATTGTTCTGGTGCGGTAATATTGCGCTTACTTTCAGTCTTTGGAATCTCCTCGCCTGCCGACGTAGCGCAATCATTGAAAGCACGATTTAATGTTCTGTACCCCGCAGGAAGATGAATGTAAAAAGCTTGAAATTTTTCAAACCATTGAGACATTTCGCAAGGCTGTCTTTCCCAGATAGGATAGTGACCAAACTCGATAGGTGAGTTTGGTATTAGATTATCAAACCGACTAACTTTGCCTGACACAGGACTTTTAGGTGTCGAGGTTGAGTTATTTGGTGATGCTTTTTTTCGTCTTGGCATTAAATTAAGATATAATCTCGATTAATCAATATTATGCCAAAATGACAGCTTTTGTGCCGTGCAACCAAAAAATAAACCGACAAAATTAAATTGTTCTAAAGGAAAAAACCTTTATGATAGTTAAAAATGCTTAACAATATTCTCAGTATCAATAATCAACGAGAACGAACGTAAAACAACCAAATATACTGAAAATCAGTAATAAATCGGATATTCAATCAGTCCAGTACAAAAGTACACGCAGTGACACTTGATAAACCGTCACTCTTCGCCAACTATCTGAAAATTATCATGATATATTTAGAATATGGACAGTAAACCGAGTGCATCCATTAATTAGAGACTCCATAAGCTACTGGGTAGATCAGCAACCGATTTGAAATAGTAGTCGGCTAGTGAGACTGGTTAACAAGTCGTTCTAAGCTTGCTGGTGTAAGTCCAGTAACTATCTTGAAATAGTAGATAGCTAATGCACGCACTTGGTCTAGTGGTTCTCTATAATCCCAATGCTAATAAAGCATTGGGATTATAGTTTTAAAGTATTTTCAATGATACCCGCAGTGTCACTTGATAAACTGTCACACTTGACCAACACCTATCAAGAAAATCGATCTACTATAAAAATATAAACAAAACACACAAAAGGACAAATCAAATGGATGCAAAGTTAATTTCAGGACTAGAGTTTGCACAAAAACTCCAAACTCTCTGGAACCAATCAAAAGGATCGGAGTGGCATTCGCAAGCTTGTTGCTTTGTAAAAGCTAGTGTTTGGGACAAAAAACCTGACGAGATTCGTGTTTACTTTAATGGCAGCGAAGGCTATTTTTCTATTAAGAAAATTGGCGAAGAATTTAAAGGTGGTTATTTTGGCTTTAAATACGGGATACAGTCTGAAGTTAAAGATTTAATCAAGATACTTTCGGAACAATTCAAAATTGCTTATTTTAAGCCAGAAAAAGTAAAATTACTGTACAACGAGGACGGCGAAGTAGTTGACGAAAATGATCCTGATGGTGTTTTTTATGCCTAAACTTTTAAAAGGACAATTACTTTGATTACTCCTAGACAAGCTTACATCTATCTGGTGTGGGCTAAAAACAACAATCTTGACCCAGTGCCTGTCACTTCCCGGCATCGGAACTATCGCTTTAAAGTGGCATCAACTACAGCAGAATTAGGAATAGGTAAAGAACGAGTCAGGCAAGTTCTAGCTAAAATTCTCAACTTACTATCAAAAGGAAAACAAATCGAGGAGGCAACCCAAATAATATTAAGAGAATACGAAAAATTTAATTAACTAAAAACCCGTCAACTGATTGACGGGTTTTTAGTTAATATTGTTACCAGATTGTTAGCAAGGGTATTGACAGTGAAAAGTATTGATATATATAGGTTTTATTAGTTTGTTATCTTTGTTAATAGGTTTCCTGATTCTCGTTTTTTCTGTGTCCAGATTCCCCAATACAGAAAATTCTGTATTGGGGAATAATTAATTATTTAAAGTGGTACAATACTAATATGCCCTCGTTGACGCGAGGGACTAACCAATAAGACTAATAAGGAGTCAATATGGCTGTTTCTAGTTTACAACGATTTGATCAAGATGGTATTGAACTGATAATCGATACCCAGACTGGTGAAAGCTTCGCATCGATCAAGGGATACGCACGGATGTCTGGGAAAAGTCACAACGCCATCATTATGCGATTAAACCGGCTGTCTAAAGAAGATGGCAAGGGGGTAACTTCTGAATCTCCAAATCACCCTCAAATTCAGGCAGGGAGCGGATTACAAGGGGGTAACACAAAAGGGTTAGGCTTAGGATTACTAAAGCAGGCTCAAATTCAAACAGAGGGCGGGTTGCAAGGGGTTTATTTAATCCCAGAAGACCTAATCTGTAAGTGGTTGCCAAAGGATAATCCTGAGTTAACCTCTCAAGTGCTTAAGTTAGGAGTCCGATTATTCCTTCACACCTTAGCTGGTTTTCGCGTCAAGAGCGAGGCAATTACAGAAGTAAGGCAACTTGAGAGCCAAATCGTCAAACTAAGCGAAGAAAAGCAAATACTAGAGGAGTTGATCAAAACTCAAAAGACTATGATCGCTGACTTTAGCAGTAAAAACTCAATGATTGACTATAAGCGTCTGGTTATCGAAGAGCTACACGCCGAAAAAGAGCGAGACATAGCCAAATTCAACCTACTCGAAACCGAACGGGAAAAAGCACGGGGATGGCGAGGCGGTCGAATGCTTATGCGGAACGATAAAAAACGGTAAAAATACCTAAACCCATATAAACCCCCTATGGACTCATAGGGGGTTTATAGTTTGTTGGTTTGTAAATAGATTGTAGATAAGGTGATCAACATTGAAAAGCATTGATATATATAGATTCTAGACTTTGTTTATATTGTTGATCTATTTTCCCGTGCCAAGATTTTTTATCCTTTTCTTATTGTCCAGTTCGTTTATCTCTCTCTATCTTTTCTCTTCCCTGTATAGAGTATCGACAAGATAAACAAACCTCGAAACCTATACCCTGTAAGGTTTTCGATTGTAGATAACCTTATCTACAATCGAGATACAAACTAACAGCTTTACTGTTGACTTTGTTTATCTCTTGCGGTTTTTTATTGTCCAGTCTGGTTTATTGTTCTATCTTTCTTCTTTTTTCCTCTATAGTGCATTGACATTATCTACAAAGTCTAGAACCTTTACGGGGTAACGGTTTCGGTTGTCGATCACCCTATCTACAATCTATCTACAATGATAACGAGTAAATATACTTAGTACAAACGTTCAAAAAAGATTATCCCAGATAGTTGACTTTATTGGGAGAACGATCCATAATAAAAATGTAAGCAAAACACGCAAGGATCAAGACAATGACTACCAAAGGACAAGAATTAAAAAAGGAATTAACTCAAGCATTTTCGGGACTGAAGTTTTCTGTAAAAACCAAAATGGTTTGTAAAGGTAATATTACTGAAATTGCAGTAACTATCAAAGGATTAAAAGATTCTGATTATACAATAGCGGAGATAAAAGAAATCACTAATAAATATCACAACTGGGATTGGCAAACAGTTACTGGTGACACTAATGTTATTGTCAATGCTGATGAAGAAACCAAAGAAGAAATTGATAACCCTGTAATTGAAACAATTCAAGAAACCAAAGAAGAAGCCATCGATAACACTGTAGTTAGAACAGTCAAAGAAGTTACCCCGCAAAACAAAATAGCTAAACTACAGATTAAACTAACTCGCCTAAATGCCCAATTATCGATTACCAAAGGTAATCGGAATAAAGCTAAATTAGTTTTAGAAATCTTAAAAATAGAATCAGGTATTGAACAATCAGAACCAATTCAAAAGAAACCAGTAGAAGTTAAGAAGGAAATCAGCCAATTAAAATCAGTTGATGCTCCCGTGATTAAAAAAGACGAGTTTTGTAAAAAACCAGAAAAAACAACAATCAAATTCCTTGAGTCTAAATTTAAGGACGCTCAAATTGAGATTACCGACAAACAAATAGTCCTTAAGTCCGAAACTGGCGAACTAGCGTTAAATCTCTCTTTTGAGATACCAGACATTAACGATTACTACAATCAATATAGACGCGCAAAAACAATTAAGAATTTAAAACAAAACCAAACTTCTAAGGTTCATTCTGTCTGTGAGTACATCGGTTCTATCCTTTTAGCCGCCTAGTACACCTGTTCAAAAAAAGATTCTCCCATATACTTGACTTTATTGGGAGAATATCGTAAGATAAATCTAGACAAACAAAACACACGAGGACACAAACCATGGCTAAATCACACCAACTCAAAAAAGAACTATCTCAAACATTCCCAGAATTAAAGTTTTCTGTAAAGACTTGCAGAATGGGCAAATCTAAAACAGGTTCGTTGATCATTGTTACTGTTGCAGCTATAGTCGGTTCTTCCTATACCATGTCAGAAGTTAAAGCAGTTGCTAAAAAGTATCATAATTACAAAGGATACATTGATTACGTCGATCCTAACAATACAGTAATTCAAGTAGAGAATGCCGATTATAGATCTAATTTACAAGAGATAAAAGAAATGTCTGGGGACGATTGGAAGATTACTGCAAAAATTGCCGACAATGAGTATTTTAGTATACTTCCTGACGGATATTATGAGCAGAAAAAGGACTCTCGATTAAAAAGTCCAGAAATTATCAATAAACCCGTGGTTGATACCGCTTTGTCTGATCTAGTAACTGCATCCGAATCTGAAAATAAATCAAATGTAATTCAATTGCCTGTTAACGCTAAACCTGCAATTACAACAGTAACTACACCTGAAGTTAAAAATAAATCAAATGTAATTCAACTGCCTGTTGTAACAGCCGAACAAATTGCATTAGTTAAGCCAATGTTTCCTGACTGGTTTGACGGAGATAAGTTTTTAGGTGATGACGACAATGACATGGCGTGCCTGATTTGGTCTCTTGCAAAAAAAATGCGAGAATCTGGAATGCCCCTTTATGCTTGCTATCTTGTCGAAAAAATGGCTGGAGACAATTGGTTTTCAGCGACGTACGAGGAATACGTCAAACTTGTAGAAGAGCTTAACGTTGAATAGTACAAACGTTCAAAAATAATTCTCCCAAATAGTTGACATTTTTGGGAGAATATTGTAAGATAAGTCTAGACACACAATTTCAGGAGTTAAATAAATGTGGAAATTTTTACAAGTTGATATTACTGATATTAATCCTTCCCTTCCCAGAGAAACCTTCTCCGAAACTAAATTAGATAATTTAGCCAATCTTATTATTGAAATGGGTGGACTTATTCGCCCTGTTATCCTCAAAAAAGCTGATAATAAAAAAGTTGGTGAACGCTATGACATTATCAGTGGAGATTTAGAATATTATGCTTCTGTTATCGCTAATCAGAAATCTCCCGACATCGAGATGATTAACGCTTTTGTGATTGATAAAGAAGCGGAGAATATCGCTTTACAGCAAATACAGTTCCGTGATTTGGAAAACAAACACTTAGAACAATTTATCACTTTTAAATTTTAGTCACCCAAGCAAGTCAGTAAACTGCTTAATTTAATTTATTATTTAGGAGGATACCATGAACACAGAACAAGTCGGGTTTAAGAAGTTTAAAGCAAAAGAACTTCGTATCTACGAAGATGGCTATATTGGCAATCACGGATGGCATTGGGGAAGTCACACGATTGCTAGTTTTATAGCAAAAGCTATTCAGGCAAAACACGGACATATTCACCACGACATTTTAGACTACACCACTATCTATGTCTCGGAACTGGTTATGGTTCCTGCGGGGAGTTTAGCCACGGATGCCACGACACGCTGTACAGTGTGACGGCTTTAGTTGATTTGTCTCTAGAGTTGCCGACGGAAAAAGAAATATACGACGCTTACAAACACAATAACGCCCATTTTAGCGGCGTAGAGGCCATAAAAGGTGGTTATCACTTTTACAGCATTTGGTAAGTCAAAACGGGGATAATTCCCCGTTTCATGTTAACACCAATAAATACTACGATGATCCTAATCCTATCTCTCAAGTCAGAAGATTTTGAAGTTTTAAAATCTTCTGTTCAAAAAATCGACAATATCGACAATATCGACACTAACTTAATTAAATTACAAGATTACTCTCTATCTGGCATAGCCTTAACAAGAGTGGCTTTAATCTGTGATAAACAGCCTAAGATAAAAGGGATTAATTTCTCTGTAGAAGTAAGTATCCCTGAAACTAAATACTGTGTCGCTTGCCTAGCCATAGGTAAGTTTACGGCACTTAATAGCCGTAACAGTTCTGGGTATTGTTTGGAACACCGAGAACTTGATCCCAAAAGAAAACGATCTCAGCATCAACGCTACAAACAAAGACGTAGTAGTACAAACGTTCAAAAATAATTCACCCAATCTATTGACTTTATTGGGAGAATCAGATACATTAGAAATGTAAGCAAAACACGAGAGGTACTAAACATGGCTAACCATAAATGGTTTGATGAATTGTTCTCCGATCTCACTGTAGGTGAACTTGCTAAAGAAATTGAGTCCCGCATGGAATTAATCATAAACAATTCTTTTAGTGCCACTTTTCATTCAGAAATATCGGTTAATCGCTTGAGCGATTTATTAGTGGCGACAATTGATGGGGTTGAATACCATGTTCCGTCGCTCTTGGATGCTTTATGTAATTATACCGATGAAGATTTTGACAACGGCGGCTACTATGATCTTTTTGATTACCTTCGAGATTGCGAATATACTCCAGAAGTTAGTGGCATTCTAGAAAACTCTACAAAACAAGACAGCCAAACTATCAGCGAGGAAACGGAGTATGACGACGATTACAGTCGTCTTAAAAGACGACTGTATAAATTGTCTTGGGGTGAACTTCGTAAGTTATGCAAATTTTACGGATTAAGTGCCAAAGGTGACGCAATTGATATTCGCCGACGCATTTATGATGCTGGTATTACACCTCAAAAAGTAGATGAGTTTTATTACTCATATTAGTACACCTGTTCAGAAATAATTCTCCCAATCTATTGACTTTTATGGGAGAATCTTGTAAGATAAATCTAGGCAAACAAAACACGAGGACACAAATCATGACTTCCATCGAATTTTACGAAAGATCGACAATTATTAAACGTATTGAGAACAATCTCGATCAAATTAACCAAAGATACTTTGAAGGGAACCACGGAATATTATCAGTGACTGATAATGACGATTACGTTACGATTAAAAATCGAGGTGTTTATTTAGCTGACTATGACACTCAGAAGCTTTTTGACGCACTAGAAAACTTTAGTCAAGAAGATTACAAGTCTCGCAATTGTTACGATCTTTGGGATTACCTAGATGATTGTGAATACACCCTTCCAGAAAATCAGGAAAATGAATTAAAGACCGATGACGAGTTATCGTTTTCTGAAAAACGACAAGTTGCGCTTGTCAATATACTGTTAGGTGAACCTGAGTCTTCTGGACTGGATGATTGGACTATTAGTTTAATACCTCAATCACCTCGATTAAATACCGAAGCTTCTACCCTAAACGAATTAGTTGAGGAACTAGAAACAAAAAATGAAATTCTGGAGAAAAAAAATCAAGAATTAGAACAGAGTAAAGAATACAACGAAGCATGGATTGACAGCCTAAAACAACGAGTTCACGATTTAGAATGTGCGGTTTATCTACTGCAACAAAAAACAAATCAGATAACAGTCTTAAACGAATCTGTTACTCAGTTACACATTCGTATCCACGAATTAGAACAGGAAAATAAGCAACTAAAAAATCAATCAGAGCCTCAACCAAAACCTAAACGGACGGCTAAAAAGCGACCCAAATTTACACTCCCTGAGAACTTTGCTGACTACCAGCAGGAGTGCGACGACCTCATTAATGCCTTATCCTGCTTCTATAGCGTCAAAAAAGGCAAGTGGGGGAAAGATATTCTCCAGTTTATCCTCACCCCTACTGATACCGAAAAAGAGAATCAGTTGTATCCATATCCTGATAAGTGGAAGGCAGGGCTATATTTACAGCTAGGACACTGGTCAATGGATAAAGTCAATCTGTCTGACCCCGATGACTGGGAAGACTGGTTTATGGACATTAACGATTTTGCTGATGCTAATGATATAGAGATTAGTTAAATACCAGTTATCAGTTATCAGTAGTACAAACGTTCAGAAAAATAATTCTCCCAGATAGTTGACATTTCTGGGAGAATATCGTAAGATAGGATCAAGTAAACAAAACACGAGGACACAAGATTATGGATAACGTCAAACAACTAATCGAAACAACGCAAACTCCACCTGAAATTAAAAAGGCTCGAATTTTCTGCAAAGAGATTGAGTTATTTGCTCAATCTTTAAATCAGGAAGCACAAACAGTGCTAGACAAATATCCGGCGTTATAATCAGTTATCAGTTATCAGTAATCAAAAACAAATCACTTAGGAGTATCAAAATGATAACTAAAGCAGAATACCAACGGTTTAAGATAGACGAAGCAAAATATCAAGAGTTATTTTCTGAGAAAAAACCTCTTTTAAGTTTTTCTTCGCTAAGAAAAATAATTACTGGATAGTATCCAGTAATAGTTAAAGAGAAAGACGGAGACGGTCATTACTACTACTATCATATTGAGTGGATGAGGCAGTGTAACGTTATTCAGTTTAAAAGTAACGGTGTTATTTGTCCACTTAGGCTATTAATCCCGTCTATCTTTTCAGTAATTTGGTGAAACAGTAATCAGTAGTCAGTTATCAGTTATCAGCTATCATCCGTCAAAAACAAAACACTTAGGAGTAAGAAATGAACCAATTTACTGAAACCTTGCCTAATCAGGTCGCATTAGAAATGATAATCGTGCCAACAGGAAACTTTTTGATGGGTACTTTGTCTTTAGATTGCAACCATCCCAAAGATGAAAAACCTTGCAACAAGGTTTACCTTATAAGTTTTGCGATTGGAAAATATCCAGTGACTCAGGCACAATATGAAGCAGTAATGGGAATAAATCCCTCTCATTTTTCAAATAATCCTCAAAATCCGGTAGAAAATGTTAGTTGGAACGATGCTCAAGCTTTTTGTCAGAAATTAAGTCAAATAACCGGCAAAACCTATCGCCTACCGACGGAAGCCGAATGGGAGTATGCTTGTCGGGCAGGGACTACTACTCGCTTTTATTATGGCAATGATGCTAATGAGTTAGGAGACTACGCTTAGTATTACAGAAATTCTCAGGAAAGAACTCATCCTGTAGGATTAAAACGGCCTAACAATTGGGGATTATATGACATGATTGGTAATGTTTGGGAGTGGTGCGCTGATACTTGGCACGATAGCTATGACGGTGCGCCGACAGATGGCAGTGCTTGGACAGAAACTAGCAATAAATCTTACAAAGATATTGTCGTGCGTCGGGGTGGCTCTTGGGTTAACGATGTGATTAACTGCTATTGCAGCTACCGAGGCTGTCTCCATCACCGTGTCTCAGATTTTAACTATGGCTTCCGGGTAGTCTGTGACAATTAGTTCCTAATCAGTTATCAGCTATCAGCAACAAATCAACAGAGGCAATTATGTTATCATTTCAAGAGTTTCAATCTACAATCAAAAAAAATATTCCCTATTATCTTTGGGAATTTTGGGAATTTGAGCAAAATCAATCTCCTGACAATAATGACGGATATTGGGCAAGAATAAAAAATTCCCAGATAGGAGTACGTTATCTTTGTCGATTGAATAAATTTATCGTCATTTTGCAGAATAACGATAAAGACTATGGCGATCAAACAAGTATAACTACAGATATTAAGTTTATTCACGATGTCGTCGTGACCTATATTCAATCAGGGTTTTAGATTAAGGAAACTTATGTTACCGAAAGATTTCGAGATTAAAGAAGGGGTTAAAGTATGGGCGGTGATTCCCTATGAAGATGGAACTTGTAGATGGGGAGCTATTGAATCAGTTGATCAAAAATATATAGTGGTTGACGGCAAAAAGTTCAATATTAAAACCCATCGCGCAATAAAAGGGCATAAATGGGAGTTATACGCATCTCCAGAAGATTATCAAAGAAAACTTAGGGGTGATCGCATTATTGAAGAACTTCGATGCTTATTTACCCACGAGAATCTTACTCCTGACACATTTGGGGGAATAGATAAATTTTTTGAAGCTTGCGAGATTATGGGGATTAATACCGACTGTCCATAAGCGACTAATTCAAACTTGTTATAATAGCTGTAAGTTGTCTTTACGGCTATTTTTTAATGATTAACTGGAATTTAGGAAAACAATTAGCCATAGAGTCTTTTGACGAAATGGTGGGCGAATTTGCCCAAGAGATTAACTTTCAGATAGAAGATACTAAATGGCCTTGGCCACGGGAAACCGTGCGAAAAAATGGTAGTGTAGTTGGCTCACCCCGGGACATTGTAGATACAGGTGAGTTAAAAAATAGTCAATTTATCGAAGATGTTTCGGATACCTATAAAGTAGTCGGTTATACGGCTGATTACGCCGCTCTTGTTCATGAAGGATACCAGATAGAGCGTAACGACGGGACAGTGACAGACGTTCCCGCACGACCTTTTATAGACACAGCTATAGAAGACTATAATCCAATTGAAGCTTATAGTGAAATTTTAAAGGAAAAATTAAATGACTGAATCAGAATTAAGAGATATTTTGTTAGGTATTAGAAACAATTTAAAAATACTTATCGGTATTGACTTAGGTAAATACGAAATAACAAGCCCTACAGGGCAAAAATTAAATGAAATTGACGCTATCTGGGTAGAACCTCCCGAACTACCCGCTAACTATAAAATAAAGCCTAATAGTGGAATCGAAGCGATTATTCAGAGGGAACCCGACCCCTATCACGAAAACCTATTAGGCTATACCGTAGGCATAAATAACTATTGCATTACCTTAAAACAATATAATCTAGAGAAATCTTTAACGCCAGTAATTGAAAGACTTAAATCTTCTCGCTACTGGAATTTTCTAGATCAGCCGCGCCTAACTCCTTACACCAAAACTTCTGAAGGGATTATTAGACCAAAAGCGACTTTTAAAATCACTACTGCTAGACTTTTAGATTTCTAGAGTACATAAATACTAACTTTCTAAACTTTATAGTACAATATAACTAGAAAAGTTTAGTTAGTGATCAGAATGAGTAATCAGATTTTAGAGTTGAATCGGAGTGACAACCTCACACCGTCCCGTGATACAAGATTTTTCATATCGGGTGTTTACGGGTTTGGAGAAGATCCTCCGACGCGAGAAGCCGATTTAGCTGCCGCGGTTGTCTTGGGTGACACGACCCTCACTGTGGCTACGGGGGGATTTGGTAGAATCCTTTACCCCGGTACTCTTATTTATCTCGGTGCTAGTAGTAGCGACTACGTTGTGGTTCGGACAAAAACCACAGCCACTCAGACAGCAATTCAGATCGAGCCTGCTAAAGTTGCCGCATCCCTTGCTACCCCCGCGCAAAAATGCACGCTTAAATCTTGGGTTCCGCTTATAAGTGCAAAAACCTTTAACGTTGATACTTCTACTACTGAGGTAAGTGATAGTGTTTTCACCGAAATTGCGGTTGAAAAATTCATCTCCGAGATTATGAGTACCGGATCGGTATCGGGTGCGGTTGTATTTGGCGATCCTGGTTATGAAATCATTAAGGCTGCAGAGCAAAAAGGTGCGCGAATTTATCTCGAAATTATCTACATGGGACAGCGCGGCGGTTTAGGATTCCAGACAAATGTTAGCCAAAATGTTAGTGGAGAAAAGGGTAACTTCTTACAGGGGAATATCACACTAACCATTAGTGGCAATGTAATCGACATTAAACCGATGGCAACGTCGCCATTCTCTCCCAATGTAGCCGATGACCTCAATTAAAACGGTTAACCTTCTTGTTGATGAAAACGAAGAGGTGATGTTAGTTAACTGCAAAATAATTAATAATTACCTCTTGTTTTCCTTCGGTACGTTTGATCGAGAAATAGGTCAACAAGAAAAAACATTAATCGAACCACCAGACGGAACAAAAAATCAAGAAAGAATACAGGTATCTGTAACCCTTGATCCTCTGTGGCTCAATACAGAACAAAGTGCAAAAAGAAATCAAAAGGTAAAAATAAATGGCGAAGTTAAGCGTGTTAGGAAAAGTGAAGTTCAATGAAACATTCTTTTTCCCTTTAAAAAAAGAATGGCTTTATTATATCCAAGACAATGATGCTTTATTAGAAAAGATAGACGCAATTGCTACTGAAGAAAACGGGGAAATCGGTATTAAGTTTTTAAAACGATACGGGATTAATCCAAAGGAAAATGAAACAGTTAAGGAATACCTAGAAGCACGAGAAAAAGCTGATAAAGCTTATCTTGAGAGAATTAAAGCTATTGGGCAAAAAACGGGGCTATCCACCTCTGAAATTGAAGGGGTGGTAGTTAATGACGGTTCGATCCGAGAGCGGATTGAGCAAGTAATGGTTGATGCCCTTGACGGGGTAAAATCTGACAGCGTAGAGCAAAAAGTAGAAACCGCCGCTATTGTACAGCAATCGATATTAAACAACCGCAAAAAAACAAGAGAACTAACAAGAGAATCTATAGAACTTGTAGAGCCTTATCTCGATGAATTAAACGCTTTATTTAAGGATCGAGAAACAACCTACGAAACTTACAATAAAGCCTTGTTAGCTAACTTTTTAGGTAGTCCTCGCCGGGTAGTTAAGCTCAAAGATAAATCTTCTGTTGACTTTACTATAGAAGACATTAATGATATGTCCCAATTTATGGTAGTAAAACTCTATCAAGACTATCTCTGGCAGGATATAACCCAGTGGCAAAACCCAGAACCTGAAAAACCAGAACCTGAAAAAACAGAGTCAGAGCCAACGGAGGATGACGAAAAAAACGAATAGAAGACGCAATTAATGCGCGGTTAGAAGCAATCGCTAACCCCATTAATTGGGAAGAAATCTATTACAAATGGTGTGCATGGGGGTTATCTATCGAAGAGTGGGAAGAGTGGCCAGACTGGTTAATCCTAAAAAAATATTCAGGGATTCAAAAAGTCAAGGCAGAAGAGATCAATTCGCTATCGGGTACGGTTAGTCAGATTGCCGCCATGGTTCACGCCTACCTAATAGCGCAATCTAAGGAAGGTTCCAAGTCACAAAGTCTTAATCCTAGTGATTTTCTGCCTTACCAGTTCAAAGAAAATAAAAAATATTTTCTTGATCAAGAAACCGCTCAAATTTTGTTAGAAGCCATGAAAACTGGACAAGTGCCAGTCTTCGCCACTCAGATAATAGTCGATTGCGGACTATACGACGAAATAATTCAATTAATAGGGGAGAAAAGCTAATGTCTTTATCGCTTGGTACTTTAGAAATCGGTCTAGGGCTAAATACAGCCCAATATGATAGCGGTATCAAATCGGCTAAAGACCAGCTTTCTTCTCTTGAGGATCATGCCCAAAAAATCACTAGAGACATGGAATGGTCTCTTAAACAAAGTATTCCTAAGTTAACAATTGTTCCATCAGTAGATCACCGTCCATTGCATGGTTTAAATAAACATTTATCAGAAAAAGAAAAACACATTGATCGGGTTAGCGATAAAACAATAGCTCCATCAGTTGATCTAATTAAATTAGATGATTTTTTTGAAAAGCTAGAATCAATTCAAGATTTGCTATCAGGTTCACTAGAAATATCTCTTGATTCTAGTGGATTTGAAAGCTCCCTTGATTCAATGGCTGAGTCAGCACAAAACAGCTTACAAGAAAATCTAGAAGCATTTAAACAGAATACTGCCAATTTTGCAAAATTTGCTACGGCTCCTTTTGAAGCTGTTTTTACGGGTGTTTTTGAAGGAATTGGGAACGTTATATCTAAAAAAATTGGCAAAGGATTAGAATCTTCTTTAAAAAAATCTACAAATATTTCACTTGAAGGAATAGGAGGATTTTTAGGAGATGTAACTAGCGAAGTATTATCTCAAATTGACGAAACGGCGGGACTAAGTTTAAACGTTAGAAACGTTAAAGCTACTAATAAAAATCAAAAAAACACAAAAAGAATATCAAGTGCAGAAACAGAAGACGGAGTTAAACCTAAAAAACTTTCTAATACTGAACAGTCTGATGCAATTGCCAAAAGCATTCAAAAAACAGCGCAAGCTATCGACAAAATAACTGATAATGCAGTTAAATTTGCCAATACCGTAGAGAACATAGAGTCGGTTATTAATTTGGTGTCTTCAGTGCTATCAAATATTGCTAATGACACTCAGTCTTTTAAACCTGATCTTGCTAATATCAAAAATATTCCTAGATTAGAGCCAGTTCCCGTCTTAGCCGAAAGAAGCCCTAGTCTTAAATCCAACGCATTAAATGCGGGCAAAATAGCGTCAGAACAAGCTATTAGTACACCAAGAGCTACACAACAAAATGCGCCTAAGTTAGAAATAGCTGGGAACTACAAAGATTTAGAGCAAAATACTGATGCTTTTATTGAAGAAACGATGTCGCACGTTCGGCATCAATCAAAAATGTATCAAAGTGTAGCGCAGGCACTTAATAAAACAGGCGATAAAAGAGAAAGGTTAAAAACTTTACTTAATAAAGCAGAAAAAGGGAAAAGAAAATTAAACCCTAAAGAATTGGCAGAAGCGTTAGAAATAATAAGAGAAATAAGAGGAAAAGCTGAGTTTTTGTTGAATGATGATATAGCAAAACGAGCAGAAGGAAGAATCAATGATTTAGGTAAAAATCTGCCAGAAAAAGATAAAAAATTTGGAACAGAATTTCAAAGAATTCAAGCCGATATTGCTAATCGGAAAAATACAGCGCAAAAAGCTATTAGTGCTACAGAGGCTTTTGTTAGCGCACCAAAAACAGATGTAGAAAAACAAATTTTTAAAGCCATTTCTTCTGGACAAGCATCTCAAAACTGGGACAAAACAACTGCATCAATTAAAGAAAATATTAATGAGATTACACAGGAGTCACAAAGAAATTCTAAAAAAATACAAGGAGGTATATCAGAAGCGTCACCTGGACCCACATTTAATGCTCGTAAAAACTGGAAAAAAACCAGTGATTACATTAAAGAGCAGATTAAATTAATTGTTGAAGAGTCTAAAAACGCATCAAAACAGATTGACGGTAACTTTGCTAATCCTGACTTAAAACGACAATTGCGATTAGAGCGAGTTATTGAATCTAAGTTAAAACAAGGGCAAAGCATACCTAGTCCAGTTTTAAGTGAATTAAAAGGAATTTATACTCGTCCAAATTTAACTTCGCCACAAATTAATGACGATTATTTAAATAAATTGCAAAAAGCTGTTCAAATTGCTATCAGACAATTTGGAGTTAACAGTGATAGAGCTATTCAATTATTAGAAAAGTTAGAGTCTGCTAGAAAGATTGCGGTTAAGCAAGAAACCGATAAACTTAATCGTATTCCTAAAACTAAGCAAGAAATAAACGAACGAGCCGAACTAACTAAAAAAAGAAAAGAACAAGAAAAAAGACAACAACAAAAGATAGAAAAAGAAATCCAAAGAGAGGTTAATAGTCTAAATAGATTAGCCACATCTTTATCTATTGCTCAATCCCCTGAAAGACTAGCTGAATTAGAAAGAAAACGTCAAGCTATAAAAGATAAATACGAGCAGAAAAGAGCTAAAGAGTTCCAAGATTGGTTAAAAACTCAAAAAACAATTGGTATTAATCGTAACACCAATTGGGGAAG